GTCTGTCGTTAAAGCACCATAACCCATAACAACATTAGAATCAGCGTCAGTGAGTGCATCTCCAGCTAATCCACCAATGAGCGTGTTCTGTACGCCTGAGGTTACTGCTGTACCTGCTAGATAACCTACTGCTGTATTATACATATCAGTATCATTTGTAGTGTTTGAAGAGTTAAGTGCGCCATGCCCTATAGCTGTACTAAAGTTACCTCTTGTATCAGAGCCTAACGCTGCTGTTCCTACTGCTACGTTTTTATCTCCATCTGTAAGTGCATCACCTGCAGTACCACCAATAAGAACATTTTCAATACCTGTGGTTATATCGTTACCAGCTTGATAGCCGACTGCTGTGTTATAAGAATCTGCTCCTGCATTTAATGTTTGTAATGATTGATAACCAATAGCAGTGTTAGTACCATTTGCATCTTCAGTAGCTAAAGCCTGATAGCCTACAGCCACATTCCCATCACCAGTCGTCAAAGCAGTACCAGCTTCGTCACCCACAGCTACGTTGTAGTTACCGCCAGATGCTATTGAGTTACCTGCGTTGACACCTGCTCTAAAGTTAGATGTACCTGCTGAAGCAGTAATAATATCTGCACCATCTGCAAAGGTAACGTCTGCTGCAAAGTTAACTGCACCATCTACATCCACCACGTCTAGGTTAGTTGTGCCATCTACATCAAGATCGCCATTAAAGTCTGCATTACCAGCGAGTGTTAACGTAGAAGCCATATCTACAGCACCATCAATGTCTACAACATCAAGGTTGGCTGTGCCGTCAACATCTAGGTCTGTGCCAACGTACAACTTTTTAGCTATACTTGCACCACCCTCAGTTCGTAAAGCTCCTGTATCACCTGTAGCATCACTGGAGTCTGTGGTATCAGTTATATCAACGACACCTCCGACTGTTAACGTAGAAGCCATATCTACAGCACCATCAATGTCCACGACATCTAGGTTAGTTGTACCGTCTACATCTATGTTACCTGAGATGTCTAGTGAGGCAAATGTACCTACACCACCTGTTACATTACCAATTGTACCACTAAATACTTCAGAACTATTTGTTGCAGCAGTTAAGAATGTAAATGCAGATGCACTGTCATCATAACCAAAGAAACCTATTCTTGCAGAGGAACCATCGTGGTATCTAAACTCAATACCTCTATCTTTATTATCATCAGAGCCTGGAGCAGTATCTCCACCTAAAGTTATAATAGGATCATCAACAGTCATAGTTGTACTGTTTACAGTTGTAGTTGTACCATTAACTGTTAAATTACCTGTTACAACTAAGTTATCACCAATAGTAGTCTCAGATGTACCATGTCCTATAGTAATTGCTGTTCCTGATATACCTGTACCGATAGATACAGACTCACTACTATTTGCTGTGTCTACAATAAGGTATGCGTCTGAGCCTTGTTTAATTGTAAGAGCAGTAGCAGAGTTGTCAGTAACTGCAATATTAATATCTGTTCCATCTGCACTAATAGAGTCAAGAGCAATATCTCCTACATTAGTTATATCTGCATCTCCAAAAGAAGTAGCAGCTAAAGTAGTAGATCCTGTTACAGTCAAGTTATCATTTACTGTAGTTTCAGAAGTAGTGTGACCAATAGATACAGGTACACCAGAGGTTGCAGTACCAATAGTAATACCATTTGATGTATTTGAATTGTCAATATTTAATGTAGATGTACTGTCTAATGATATGTTAGATCCATCAACTACAAGTGTACCATCTATATCTGTATTATCTAAGTTAGTAGTACCGTCTACGTCTAAGTCACCATTAAAGTCTACATTTCCAGCGACTGCTAAAGTTGTAGCCATGTCAACTGCACCATCAATATCAACTACATCAAGATTAGTAGTACCATCCACATCAATATCACCAGATATATCTAGTGCTGTACCAATAAGTGTTTGTGTAAGTGTAACTTGTCCATTTGAAGCAATAGTAATAGCGTCTGTATCAGAAGCAGAACCAATGTTTCCACTATCAGGTATAACTATGTTACCACCTGTAGTCATTAAGCCACCACCAGTGTATGTACCACTTACATCTAAGTTAGCATTAGCATCTACAAGTGTAGCGTTAAGCTCAATCTCATCTGTAGCATTAATATCTAATACTGTAGCACTAGGAGCATTAATAGACTGTGATGCATCATTAAACTGTAATGCCATTGTACCATTAAGTAACAATCCTGTATCTGCTACATGGGTAAGTGTAACATCATTATCTGCACCAAAACCTAAGACAGCAGCATCGCTATCTAGTTTTAAATCATTGCTTACAAGCACGGCTGTAGACGCATTTATATCTACAGTAGGTGCTGTTATTTCTAACTCTGTGTCAGCATCAATATCCATCTGACCATCAGTACTAGAGTTAATTGTAAGAGCAGTATCACGGAACTGAACTTTTTTTGCTGCACTCATTAAAATGTTTTGACTTGCATCTACGGTAAAAGATGTAGTACCACCTGTTGCTACAGTAATAACATCTGAACCACTAAATGTAATACTAGTGTTTGTGTCTGAATCACCTGATATACTATCAAGTTGTATATTACCTGCGTTAGTAAAGTTAGAATCACTAAGATCAAATGTACCAGTAACATCTAAGTTACCACCTACGGACAAATTACCAGAAACATCTACTGCACCATTTATATCTACTGTAGTAGCTGCTATCTGTATTTCGGTGTCAGCTACAAGATCAAGCTGTCCATCTGCTGAAGAGTTAATATATATTGCTGTATCACGGAACTGTATTTTTTCTGTAGAAGCTACGAGTATGTCATCAGAAAACTCAAAGTAATCTTCGTCTTCCATCCACTTAAGCACACCATCATTTGACTCACCATCAAATGTTACTGTTATATCTGTACCTGCTGTAGCATCACCAATAGTAATAGAAGTACCTAACAGTTTAGTTATTGGGCCACCTTCAGCAGTTGTACCATCGTGTGTGTGTCCTGTAGATGCAGCAAATGCAGCTAACAACTGATCAAATTCGTTGTTAGTATCTGCTGCTGTAATTACATCTCCGTCAGTATAAGAGGACTGTCTTGTATATGTAGCACCCATTTATCTTCTAGCTCCTATTTGATATTCTAATTGAAATCCTTTAAGAGAATAAGGAGCAGTTAAACCCCCATCATTTACTCTTAAAGCTATTGTAAACCCTGACCCTTCTACTGATTGTCTTACAGAAGGTTGTGTTGTACCACCATAGGTACTTGTTGATCCATATGTAGCAACTCCGTATTGAGCAGCTACTTTTGTAGAATCTAAAGGATATGCAGCAGGTCTAGCAGACTCTGCTGATTCTTGATCATACCTTAAAAATAAATCTGCGTCAATAGCAGATTCAGGTTTGTAGTTAATTATAACTCTTTGCATGTGTTTTCTGATACCTAAGTCGTTAAAACCTAAGTCAGGACTTCTATATTTACCAAATATAACAGTACCATCAAAGTCATTACCTACTTCTTGTCTATTTACATATCCAGTATAGTCTCCGTGTAATATTAGTACATCACCTGTGTCTATTGTTGTATCTGTACTAGAAGGTTTTAAGCCTCTAATTTCAGAAAACTCATAACCTTCACTTTTTCGTACACATATAACGCCTTTAGTTAATGATGGTGCCTGACCCTCTTTAGCAAAAAATAATCTGTATTGTGTTTTTTCTGGTATAACAACACTTTCAAAGACTGCAGCATCATCTATTTGTTCATCAAATAAAGGCTGTACATTTTTGCTTATTGTACCAAGCTCAACGTCACCAATTTTAGCTGTACCTGCAACAGTTCTTAAACCATCTGGGCCAAGAAAAATTAAATCACCTGCAAGTTCTTGTATAGTATTTCCATTAATACAACCAATGTTACGAGTAACAGGAGACATTGCAAAGTTTGAAGAAGACGTACCTGATAGTTTAAATATTCTATTTTCACAAAATATAAATAAATCTTCACGGAATGTTTTAATTCCTACAATAGTATCATCTACTTTAATACTACCTGCACCCTGACCACTCTGAAAGTCATCTTCATTAAAGGGTGCGCTAAATACTAATTCTTCTGGCGTACTAGACATACCTGAATAAAACATATGTCCTTTAAATGCAGTTACGTGTTTTGCACCTGCAACACTGCTTTCGCTAACATCAGTAGCTGACAAAGAAGTATTAAAAACTGTAGGTGCATTAGTTTGATCAACTACAATTATTTTATCGTTACCATCAAAGTTAAACTTTTCAAAAGAATACTTTGCTGCATTTGTTCTTCCTGTATCTCTTACAGTCCAACTTTCTGAAACTATGTCTTTTACTGCATGAGCTGCTGCTGTAGTAGATGATGTAGCACGAGTTACACCCGTAAAGGTAGAAGAAGTTATACCTGTATATGTAAATATTTCACTGTTTATCTGTAACGTACCACTTGAAGTAAATCCAGAAGTACTAAAAACATTAATTGTTCCAGAGCCTGACATAGAAGTATCTGCAGTTATAGCAATAGTTATAGTAGTTGATGCAGAACTCCATATTTTTTCACCTCTAGCTGCTATTACTTTATCAGCAAATACAGTATTCATTAATATAGATTCAGAAGAAGCAGACGTTTGAGGAACTATATGGTTTACGTATTTTTTAAAACC